CTATTACGATGGAAGTTACGTAAGGTTTCTGTTTCCATAATAGCCTCTAGATTATCTTTACTTTGATACCATTCTTGAATCTTCTTAACACGCATTGGCTTTTGACGAAGTCCATCTGTAAATGTATTATCTGGGCTTAGAACATTTGGAACACCATCACTACTATCACCCTTACAGATATGTTCAAATCTATAATATAGTGGATCATCAACTTTTATGAAATCACGTTTCATTGGGCTGAACTGTTTAACATTAGAATAGCGATGTAGTTGTAAGAAATCTTTATCTGCTGATACAATAACAACTGGTTCATTCTTTCCAAACTCTTGAGTAGATTTTGATAGAACAGCAATGATATCATCAGCCTCTGCATTCTCTACACATACAACTGGATATGGAAAATGCTCTCTTAGTTCATCACGAATCATATTGATTAGACGAAAAAACTCTTTCCAATCAAGTGGTGATTCTTCTCGACCTTTTTTGCGCCCAGATTTGTATTGAGCATAAGCTTGTTTTCGCCACGATCCACCATCACAAGCGATGACTGTCTCTCCATATTTTTCGCGAAACTTAAGATTGTACATACGAATTCGATTAAGAATCATATGGCGAATAAGACTTTCTTCAATATCTTGAGGACGATCTTGTGAAAAGATTGCCGCAATGGCAATCGCTGAGTAATCAATTATAATCATAATGTATTTTTGTGATATTTCTATTATTTTGAATCATTACTGATTATATCATATATCCATCACTTGTCAAATCTTTTTATTCTTCAATCCAAAGATTTTTCAGATGATTTCGATGGATTTTACCACCAACAAAACCATTCAAATATTCATCGGGTTTCAATAAAACATCTCTTGTGATCTGTTCTCTCATCTCAATATAACTCATTTCTCCTTTACTCTTACACAGATGCAATATTTCTCTTTCAAAATGATCTAAACCATTTTCTTCAACAAGAGTTTTAACAGACTCACTTGAACCACAATAAACTTGCCAATCGGATTCTTTAATAGACCTACGTTTACGTTTTTTACCTTTTAATGGTGGCTTGGTTACCTTTGAGAAGAATCCTTTCTTTCCGATATATTTCATGCCCGAAACAGTATCAGTAACAATATAAACAAAGCCTATATTATCACCGATCATCTCGGTTGTAAATTTTTTATCTTTATAACTCCACATGGAGTTATTTATTCATATTCTTCCTCATCAATTAAATCGGTTTCGCCGTAGTTTTCCACTCCACAAAACGGACAATAGAATGGAACCAAATCTTCATCGACATCTTGTTCTCTATATTGAACAGTGTATTGTGATTTGCAATGGCAACAGTATTGTAGTTCTTTGATCATTATCCTTCGCAAGAACTGCAGTTGAGTAGATTACGAGACAATTCCTGTGAAGGATTAGTCCCACGATGATAGTAAAGTGTCTTCACTCCTTGTTCCCAAGCAAAGATGAGTAATTGATTTACTTCTTTGACTGGGGTTTTTGGGTGGATCATTAGATTGATTGATTGTGCTTGGTCGGTATTTCTTTGACGAATAGATGCTTGTATTATAATCTCTTTCTGTGAAATCTCTCCAAAGGTTTTGAACACACCTTTCTCTTCATCAGTTAAGAATTCAAGGTGCTGAACCGAGCCACCATTTGTGAGAATAGATTTCCAAATGTTTCTATTATTTTTCTTATGAGATTCAAGTGTCTTTTCAAGATAAGGGTTCTTATATGTGAACTTACCCTTTGCCAAGTCTTTCACAAAGTAGTTAGAATTCAATGGTTCAACACTTGGAGATACTTGACCAAGGATAAATGAACTTGATGTAGTCGGTGCAACAGCCAGAGTAGTTACATTCCTACGACCGTATCCTTTCAATAGTTCAGGCTCACCATATTCTTCTGCTAGAATTTTAGAAGCAAGATGAGATTCTTGTTTCATCAATGAAGAGATTTGACCAGTCAAAGTCTTTGCTTCGAAACTTTCAAATGGGATCATCTTTGATTGCAGATAAGAATGCCATCCGAGAACACCGATTCCTAATGCCCTCTGGCGTTTAGCAAAATTACGGGGTGCTTCCATATATGGCATGCCTTCTGTTTTACGAATGAATTCCGACATTACAGCATCAAGGAAGAATGTTAATACCTCAACGGCATCGGTGCCTTTCCATTCATCATAATGAAGAAGGTTCATTGATGAAAGATTACACACAAATGATTCATCATTACTTGATGATAGTGCAATCTCTGAACAAAGATTAGAAGCATGTATCTTCATCTTCTTATCCTTGTATACATCGGGCGCCTCGTTATTCATTGTATCAGAGAAGAATAGGTATGGATAACCAGATTCAAATCTCTTTTGAATTATCTTAGCCCAAATCTTACGTTTTGGTTTATCACCATCGATCATGCTCTTCATCCATTTATCGGAAACAGTTACACCGATTGACAACTGTTGGATTGGATTACCATCATCACGAATCTGAAGAAACTCTAGAATGTCTTTATGTTCGATTGGCATATAAGCTGCAAAGGAACCTCTGCGAACATTTGATTGAGACACCACATTTGTCACGGATTCAAATAACTCCATGAAATGAACCGGACCATTTGATTTACCACCAGAAGAGATTTCCGAGCCACGACTTCGAAGATCACCAAAGTAGCCAGATGTACCTCCGCCCATTTTAGTCATCATTCCGATCTCAGCTTGCTTTGTGAGAATTGCCTCAAGTGTATCATCTACATAAGAACCAAAGCAAGAGATTGGTAAACCTCTTTTAAGTCCATAGTTTGCCCAGATAGGAGAAGATAATGAATACCATCCATAGGACATATATTCTTCAAACTTCTTAGCAAAGTTTCTGATCTTTAGTTCTTTTTGGGCAGTCTTTGCAATAACAGAGATTCTCTCTTCTGCTGTCTCACCCTCTTTCAAATATCCTCGCTCAAGAAACTTGCGCGAGTCTTCATTTAACCAATAGTATTTTTCCATAATGTATATATCCTAAAATAGATCGTCTTCGTCGTATGATTTGTCTTTCTTTGAGTATTCTGTTGGGCGTTTAAAGAAGAAGTCGGTAGAAGTATTACCTAATACATCTTCTTCGAACCATACTGCTTTTTCCAGCATGTCTTGATCCACATCGGAAAATACTGGAGCAATCCCAATATTTGTGAGTGATTCGTTTAAGCGGTTTTTAATAAAGTTTTGAAGGATCGGTGTTGAAAGATGCTCAGACTGATAACCATTTACCGACCATTCAATAATCTTTGATTCTGCCTTATATGCTTCTACACATTCATGACGAATACGATCTACAAACTCTTCATCAAATAATTCTGGATGTTCTTCACGAATAGTGTTTACTAACTTAATACCAACCATAGAGTGAATCAATTCTTCTTTCGAAGTATATGCAACTTGCTGAGCAGTATCTTTCAATAGATTACGATAACGATTGAAGTAATTGATGGTGTAGAACTGACTAAACAAAGAAACATTCTCTACATAGAGTGTAAAAAGAATGAGCGAGTATACGTATTGTTTCTTTGAGTCTTTATAATACTTGTGTAGATATTTACGAAGATACTTTACACGATTCTGAATGATGTCGAGTTTTAGATTCTCTTCAAAGATACTATTCATATCTAATGAATCAAGCAGTCTTTCATATGCGTTATTATGGATAACTTCGACATTAGCCATGACATAACCAAGGTCAGTAATTGATGGATGTGGCAGATTCTGTCCTACGTTAGCCCAAAAAGTTTTTACTGCCACTTCAATCTGAGCGATTGCAGATAGAGAACGGGTTACCATGTCTCGCTCTTTGTCGGACAAGTTTACTTTAAAGTCTTGGATATCGGATTGGAAATTAAATTCTTTATCGGTCCAAAAACCATTGTGCATGGCTGTAATGAACTCTTCGGTCCAAGGATAGTGATCTGGTTTGCGGGAGATTTGTTCTTCGAATATCATTATGTACTAATATATACATTTAGGGTTAGTTTGTAAAGACAATAATACACCAATGCATCAAATACTACGATACATTGTTGATTATTGTATTAATCGTTTGCGGCTCTTTGGCGAATCGATCTTAAAGCTCCAGTAGCTGAATCTCTCAGTACTACTACAGCATCACGATTTGAGCGGGCATAATCATATATCTTCTTTTGATCACTATCAGTTAAGTCAAGATATTTTGCCCATCTTTCGAACTTATTTCTTCCATTTTGAAATTTTCTAAAAACATCTGTTGGGACATCGAAATCACGATACTTCCTCTTTTTAGCCATTAAGGGTTTATCGATCATTGCTACTGCTCCTGTTGTCATTTGTTCTTTTTTCATATTAGAATGTTATATCGTTCTGTGTTATATATATACTTTGCTTAGTTTTCACATGATATCCCTTAAAGACTTTGATACCAAAGACCTCCCCAATGGGTTCATGCTCTTCAACTATAACAGTTGTATTAGTTTTGGCTAAAGGTTCTCCATTTCTTAATGGTAAATCTTTTGTTAAAGTAAATGAACCTGAACGAATTCTTTTCAAGTCCTCAGTTAGAAACCACTCGGTTGATTCTACCAGATATGTTCCTTCAATTTCCATACCTGTTAATTCACTTATTACTTTTGCAAGTTTCTTATCCGAAATATTACAATGATCTTTTATTAAATATAATGCGGCACCATATCGAGCAATCGTAGTCTTACCCAAAGGTAACTTACCCAATAGTCTTCGGACATTGAAGACTAGTTTATGGAATGTATTATAAGCAGATTTCTCATCGGAAGTTTCTGGTTCTTTCAACTTATTACCATCATCATCGATAACACCCTGTTTGAATGCGTCGGTCTTTCTCCACGGCATGGTTAGCAATCTAAGAAATCTTAGTGCGTAAATAAAATCTGCTCCTCTTAATAATCCCATAGTAGTGATTTATAATGCTTGTAATTTTCTTGCTACGTATAAGTCTGTAACAATGTTTTTTTTATGTTCTGGATTTAGATAGTTTAAATATATTAAAAATGTCTTTAGTGTCGGCCAATGATTTGTAGAAACCCGATAGAATAACATTCTAGTTGCAGCCGAAATATCGAATACATTATATATTGTTATTATATGATTTAATATAAGTCTTTCGGATATTATTCCACTCGATTCATATCTTTTCAATAATCGATTGATATATTTGAATCTGGCTAAGTCTTCTTTAAAATCTTCGATATCTAAACATGCTGTATTTCTGTAGTGATTTGCAGCATATAATTCAAAATTATCATTATTTAATTCACTGAATATCTTCATGGATTAACGAACGTAAAATTTACCTTTCTCTACAACTTTGCCTCCGTTTGCTTTAGCATATGCTTTGGCTTCTCTTAAAGAACGAAACGACTGTGTTTCCTTAACTACGGGTTGAATAACTTCTTCAACATACTCAGCTTTTAAGTCAATCATTGATGAAGGCTCTTCTGTCATAACTTCTTCCAATTGCTCGATTAGAGCATTTTTATTAAGTCTACGATCTAGTTCAAGTCCATGATCTCTGCCTAGTTCTTCTAGTTTTTTCTTGGATAATTTTTTTAAATCTTTCATATTTTTATTTATCTTCGTCATAGATTTCAATTCCATGTATATCTTTGAAATCATATGCTGCTTTTGTGGATGGTTGTTCTACTTCTTTAATCTTGTTAGATTCTTTCTTGTCTTGCATTTTTGCAAGTCTTATTTTTTCTTGTTTCTTAATCTTGGGTAAGAGTTTCTTGGCAATCTTCTTAATGACGGCTTTCTTCTTCTCGACTTTTTTATCAACTACAGTTTTTTGACCTACATCTAAATCTTGATATTTCTTATCCTTTAATATCTTATTACGAATTATTTCTTTAGCCTGCTTCTCTGCTCTCTTAGCAATCTTTTCAGGTGAAGCTTTCTTCTTCATTGCAATTTTTCTTTTCAGTGCAATCTTTGGAGCAAGCCTTTTCATGATTCTTCCTCGTGCCCTTCTTTGAGAAGGTGTGAGGGGCTTCTCATCTAAATTATTTAATATCTTCTCTATAATATTCATATTGTTATTTATCTCCAGACAATCCTATCATCCATAGTACTGCACCGGCAAGACCAGTGACAACAGCTGAGACAAACGTCCAAGTGATAGATTTGATTGTTTTTATGGTTCCTTCAGCATCCGCTTGAAGCTGTTCAACAGTTCTTAAGCGCTCATCTTGGGCAACCATCCGTTTTAAAATTATTCTAGTAGTTTCGTCTAAAGCTGTGATCTTTTCTTCAGCACGTGCTAAAGCAATGATGGCATCTGCCATCTTATCGATCTTTTCTTCAATTCTATCTAGTCGTGTTCGTTCGTTCGAAGTCATATTCCCATTGTGTTTGGTTGAGTATTATACTTTATTCTTTCTTACATTTGTCTTTTCAAGATCATCTGTTCTTGATTCTTTAATAGATTCTCCTAATACAGCATCTACACTGCCACTTGGAACTATCATTGGATCACCTTTCATTTGTTTGATACCTTTCTTAATCGCTTCAGCACTGTTTCTGGCTTTTACATCAACTGTCTGTCCTTTAAAGAGTTTACCAGCTTTCTTAGTAATAGTAACTGTCCAAAACTTGACTGCTTCTTCTAGATCAGTTGCTTCACCAATAGTATCAACCTCGGGTTGTTTTTGAAGATAACGAACGATATGCTTTTCATTTGGAACAATCATACTGAGACCATCTTTATCAATGCTTGTATCCCATGAACTAAATTTATTTTTAAGTTTCTTCAGAAGTCTTAATGCGGCTGACTTAGTTAAAGCTTTAACTACAACACGGCGTCCATCTTGCACACCTATGTTTTCTTTAGCCATTACTTTCTGTGCAAGTTTTACAAGATTTTCAATCTTATCTTTTTCCATCTTCTTCTTGACTGCACTATTTACTTTATCATAAATCTGACTGATAAAAGATGCTGTCTGCATATCGATCATCTTTCCACTGATCTTGGATGCTTGCTTATTTGCAACGATTGCTTTAACTTGATCTATTACAGAACCTTTGGCTTCTTCGATATCAGTCGATTCAACATAAGCATTCAATTCGTATTTACCAGAATCCATGCCATAGACTTGAAAGGCTAGTCTTTTCTTTGTGTCTTTACCTTTCTTAGTAACCTTAACGACATATCGATTAGTTTTGCCTTTACCTGGCTTCTTGGGACCGGTTGAGACTTGTTTAAACCAATCATCCTCATCAACTTCGAATCCTTGTTTCTTAGCAAGGTCTAAAGCTGCTTGTGAAGCAGATGTAAATGTCTTGTGGTATAGTGGATATTTAGCTTCGATCAAGTATTGTGAAAATGAAATCATATTAGAGTCCCCTTGTGAATTTGTTAAATGTTTTAGATATTTTACTCGGAGCCCATGTAATATCGACATTAGACTCAGCAATAAATGAATCAATCGTCTTTTTGTCTGACTCATTCACTGATAATTCTATTAC